TCTACTTGAAGTTTGTACACCGAAAACACGACCCAGGCTTTCGCCTTCCGCTTCCAAAGCGGGTGTTTCCGGGACGTTTGGTCTCAGCCGACTGTAGTCATGCAGTTCTGAGATAGCTCAAACGGGTAGTCTTGACAGATTGAAGCATTCCCTGCTTCTCACTACCCCGACTTCGAAGTCTCTCCATCCATCACAACGTTGTAGGTTTATCGCAAGGATCAGTTTCCCAATCCAGCTTCCCCTACCCCGAATTCAGTGACCAGAAGATGTCTTGCCCCAATAGGATTTCGGCCTATGGAGTCCTTAAAAGAGGTATTCCTACCCCCTTCCGGGCGCCGCTCCGCAACGCGTTACACAAGACACGATTCTTCCGTTAGAGAGATTCGTCAGGCAGTAGATCATATGTGTGTGAATTCTTTAGCTTATGGTTGTCCAAACCATCTGACCTAGCTACAGGATTTTCGGGTTCTCACCGGATTCACACAATATATCTGAAGACCAACCATGACTGGAAGGTTCGTTCTCGAGTTGACTAGACTCGGTGACTCGGACGTTATCCGGTTCGGCTGGTTTTTGGGCCCCAGCTGCCTGTCGCAGGAACTCATTTAAACGATTTTCTGGAACGGATTTCCCATTCCTCATCGTCTGAAGTGAGCTTCTTTCTCCGAAATGTGGCGAGTGCTTTTCGCATCTCTTCCATTTCCTCGCGATCCTTCAGCTCCATGCTGAATCCATAGTCAACTGATGGACCATACAACTCGCACACGTACTCAACCCAAATTATCCCTTGGTTGAGCACACCTAGTGTGTTTGAGGATGGAAAACCAATCAGTTCGCCCTGCGTTGTTTGTCGAACACCTGCGTTTGAAGCAGAGTCGTTTTCAGTCCAATAAGCCTCCTCTCCTTTGTAATTGAGTGCATTCAGCGTAGCTGGAGCATTCAAAGAAAAAATGATTGAAGGATCAGATTGTGAAATCGAAGCGAAGTTCAACGTGGCAAAACCGCCAGCGTTGCCGTCGTCGACATACGCCATACAGGCAAGACCAGGATTCGCTGTACCCAACGCCGGAACGAAGTGGAACTTAACGCTCCTAAATCGGAATCGGGTATAGGTACGAGCTACCAAAGCCAGACGGCCGTTAAAGCTATCTGGTGATATCTGAAGGATGTTCACGGTTACTGCTGTTGCAACATTGCCGGTGAAGAAGTCGGCCGCAGCTGCGGCCGTCACAACGTTTAAGGCTACCTCGCAGCCGGTCACGGTTATTCCCGTGCCGAATTCGCGATGTTTGGGAAGACTTTTTGTGCTGAAATAGGCTGAGCGAGTAGAGGTATAACCCCTCGCTACAGGCAAATCAGTAAATGAAGTCCTACCTTCTCTCACGAGTAAGGTTCCTTTAGCTTTACGTTGCTTCCTGGTGGGTTTTCGCTTGGATGAGCTGGCTCCCATAGCCACTGCTTGTTTAAGTGATCTCAGTTCCGCAGTCAACTGAGTCATTTGCCCCTTCTTAACCGATGTCGCCATCGGGGACCCTTCCCAACATCTGGAAGGACTGTTCATCCTAGATCACCAGTTTCCCGACATTATGTCGTGTTCTGGAATTATCTGGCTGATCCGTGCAGTCTCTAGGCATTTAGCTAGAAGAAGTATCACCCTCTCCCTGAGCATTTAGCACGCAATTGGACGGATCGATCAAATACCGGTCTTGATATACCGTTGCTGCGAGGATTCCACATTAATGTGAATCAAAACCTCACCCTTGATTTACCGCCACGAAGCGTTTTGGACCATTTAAGATCTAGAACCCCCTGGTGCAATTTAATGTCTTGCCAGACGGATGTTTACGATAACATGGCGCTTTTTACGCGTCTAACTATTCCGTTAGGTCGGGTCCCTACGTTACCCCGATCAATCCAACGGATCATGTCGTTTACACCCAGACAGTTTACCCTCATGTCTAGGAGAAGAAGGGATACGGGCTTTTCACCCGTTTCACACATACGCGCATCCCCCTCGGGTCTCCAAGATACTCAGCAATTCATTGCTGGGCTTGAACCTTTGTTCGGTTCCCTCTTCGATTCGTATTTCTAGAGGTGCATAATCTTGAAGATCGCGTATCCGGTGGTATTCGTAACGAAACTCATTCCTAACAGGACTTGGCAAGTCCTGGGGATACAAGACGTCGTAGTCACCTCTGAAAATCTTCTCGACTTTCATTGGTTTCTCCTTCATCTTTCCCATTCTCTTCATTATGAGGAATCTGGGATAAGTTTCTAACGGTAACCCGCGGGGTACTCGAGTCTGATTGAAATAACCGACCCAAGCACCGTATGATTCAGCAGCTTTTACCACTTTCTTCCTTGAGAGTTCTAAACCGATACGTTCCACCACGTTTGATGGCATCTTTGCAGATGTCGTCACCACGGGTTGAGGCAGTTTAGCCATCAACTTGGACGTAACGTTATCAAGAGTCTTTTTCTGTTGCCAGACAAACGACTTGAGAACATCCTCTCTTAGAAGCGTGGCCACTCTCCTTTGCATCAACGAAACTTCAACCTTGCTTTTGGAACAGTACTTGGGGTCAACCCCAAGTCCACCATAATGGCACGGCACGAAGAAGTTAGGAGTATATCCCTGAATCGGCAAACCACCTTGTCTGTGCATCACTGCATCAGAAAGGAATGGTATCGCCAAGGGACAAAACTCAAACATTTCGTTGAAAGCATGTCCGATTTCAAACGGAGTCTTCTCGGCATCTCTCTTCTTCAGATTATGATTGAAGATGAGACCGAGATTCGCATACTCAACTCTTACGAGCTGACCAGATTTCTTCATGACAAACTGTCTAGAATTAATCACCGCGAAGTACTCAGAAGCGTAGGATTTACCAATGCTAAGAGTCAGACCCGCCTCTGCAGTTGTCTTTTCCCAAAGCGAACAAAATTCGGGAGGACAAGGGAAGAGAATATCATCACCATTAATTACGGTCATCGAAAGGATCAATTCCTTATCGAACCGGGTGAGTATTTTCTCTCTAACCCCTCGATCAAGTGCCGTCTTAAGTGCAGCAAGATTGATCAAGCAGAGTATCGGAAATGAGAGCGGATGGCCCATCAACTGGCCATTTCGCTGCTGGACGTGAGCAACATCGTCATCAACAAACAACAGGTTGGCCCCGTTTGCAGTGCAAGCCTCTTTGACTTCTTCTTTTGTCATTTGAAGCTCTGCTAGCTTATAGACGATTACCGCATCAGTCAGATGAGTGGTTAAACCCATTAAATCTAACTTTTTCAGTATCGAAAATTCAGCTAATCTGCAAGCGTTTCCGTTCAGATTGTCCGTCGCTGCTTTGTAGTCACCAGAGTTCCACACCCAACCCTTGGGAATTCTGAAACTTTCAACTCTCTCCATCCAATCATCATTCATGGTTGAATAGGTAGTCTTCTTCCAATTATCTAGAAGATGACGTTGGAGTGGCTGCAAATGATAATACAAGAGTTCATCTCCCATCGTGATGGGCCGGAATTTTCCGGCTTCCTCGACGATAGAGATTCTTACGAGATCTGACTCGCTTCCCGAGGCGCTTTCCTTCTGCGCCTCGTCTCTAGTTTTC